GGGAAGCTACACACCAACAGGGACGTGGTCAAGTTTAAAGTTGAATGAAAATGTGGCCTTAACAACCACAGCAACAAAACTCAATTACTTGAAAGACGCAACCGGAACGACCGGGACAACTTCCAAAAAATTAGTGTTTGACACGTCTCCGGTTTTGGTCACTCCAAACATAGGCGTAGCAACAGCAACCACAGTCAATAAAGTTGTTATCACAGCCCCGGCTACTTCAGCCACGCTGACTATTGCCAACGGAAAAACCTTAACTGCAAGCAACAATGCAACCGTAAGTGGAACTAATACGGGGGATCAAACCTTATCGGGATTAGGTGGTGTGCCGACAACGAGGGTTATTACAATAAACGATATGGACTATGACCTGTCAGCAAACAGAACCTATACCGTAGGAAACGCTGACTCTACTCATTCGTTAAGCCAATTTGCAACTACAACCTCGGCTCAATTTGCTGGGGTTATTTCGGATGAAGTTGGCCTTGGAAAAGTGGTATTGGATTCAGCAACAACATTCAAAGGATTAACGACTATTCAATCAACAAGAGAAGGCCAACGGATTCAATCTGTTAACCAGTCTGTTGTTATTTGTGATGGGGATAGCCGAACAGTCGGTTATACTGGTGGAACTCCATATCCATATTCGGATCACTTGGGTTTGAGTGAGTCTTATACAATTTACAACACAGCAAACGGAGGAGCAACCTTAACCTATGTTTCTGGGGTTGACTGGAAGGCAGACGTTGCCTATGCAAACGTGGATAAATATCTGGATAATGTTGGTATCCAGAATATTGTTGTAATCTGGGCAGGGGTGAATGATATGTATGTCAATGACGTGAACGAAACGGTTGCTTACCAAGCTATGAAAGCCTATTGTGAACAACGGAGGCAAAAGGGTTGGAAGGTCATTGCCTGTACTGAAATTAACTGCACAAATGCTTCGATTAATGACAGCAGAAGGTTAGCATTTAATACGTTGGTCAGAAATAACTGGACTTCTTTTGCTGATTACTTATGTGATCTTGGAAATACGTCTCCATTTAATGATTCACTTTCTTTTCAAAACACAACCTATTATTTAGCTGATGGTGTTCACTTGACGGCAACTGGTTATCAGTTAATTGCCAATGCCGTTTCAACTGCAATAACAACTTTTTTAGCCATATCAAAAACTGAATATAAATCTATTCTGTTGCAAATTTACGATCCATCTACCGATGTAGCAGCCGGAACCGATAAGGCTCAAATATCCATACCTTATGGTTTGGACGGGTGGAAATTAACAAAGGTTGAAGGTCATTCATATGTATCAGATGGTGGGGATATTGTTATTCAAATTAAGAAATCAAGCTCTCCTGAGATAATGATGTGGTCAGACGTTTTAAGTTCGCAACTATACGTCAAAAATGCTTATTACGATTCGAAGTCTTACTATGATCCAACGGATGGGCCAACTGAAATTAATCCAACCCATGCAACTATGTATGAAGGGTATGTTCTTTCGGTTCACATAACCTATTCAGGTTCTGGAAGGAAGGGGCTTGATTTGAGACTTGATTTTACAAGATGAAAAAAACGTTGATCATATTATTTTTCGTTCCGGTTTTTTGTTTTGGGCAAAGCCCTCTGGTGATTAATGGCCCAACGAAAACTTATATCAGTGCTTGTACTGGGATTAACTATATCGCAGCGAGAGGTGGAATTGGATCTTTTGAAACTGATACAGTTAATAGTGGTATGGTAACAGCTGGATGGGGTGGTACGTTGGTGGTTTATCCGATATATCGCATAATTCGATCGGGGATTGTTTTTGATTGTTCCTCTATACCATTTAAGTCTGTTATTGACTCAATCAAATTAGATTTTGATGCCTCATTAACTAGCGTGCCTGCTTTTTTTAATTTTTATGCTTGTCCTGAAATTGATCCAGAAAATGAGACAAAATCTCTCACATTAGCATTTAGAGATTTGGTAAAAAGTGTGGCCGGTGTTTATGTTGCTATGAAAACAATATGGCTAACATCCGGGTCTCATTCTGTAACTTTTTATGACGCTTCATTTAGCAATGTGTATCCACGAGCCATCAGTATTGGATTTGGTATGGTTACCGGAGACGCTACACCACCATATGTCCCGTATCTTAGCTGGGGATCTATAAACTCAATGGTAATGACTATCTACTATCACGGTGGCGGTACCCCCTCCCCTAAAAAAATTAAAATCATAGGAGTAATATAAATCATGGACTTACAAGAATTTAAAGCAAAAAAACTGGCATACGATGAGTTGCTGAAAGTAACCACTCTGCCAGTCCGGGAAGCCTCACAGGAGGACGTAAACCGTCACGATACAAACAGTCAACTCATCGTTGACCCGTCAATCAAAAAATTGCTATTGGCCTACCTCAAGGAGAACGAAAAGGCCATATTAGAAACACTCAAAAATATGGCGCTTGCCCAACTGAAAGCCGATAAGGCGGCCATGTTGCTAACGATTGAAGCCGAGATTTCAACCATTAAAAAAGAGATTTTATGAAAAAACTACTTCTTTTCTTCGCCCTTTTCCCCTTGATGGTTCAGGGTCAGTACATGAATAAATGGTACGGGGTCAAGTACACCGTAACCGCAACGGATCCGACCGTCACGCGAATTGCCGAGGATAACGACCTTACGATCCACCATCATGATAATCTGCCGATTCAAAACCTGATGGTGGGATGCCTGCTGTTGGATAATGGAACAGTCAACTACTACCTTAACCCGACTGACTGGACGTTAAAGGCAGGCGGTGGAGCATCCAATTTGGATGGAACCGATGGTCAGGTCATGGTCGAGATTCCGGCACATTATGAATCATTCACGGTGAGTGCAGATACCAACTTCATCAAGGTTTCATTAACCTACAAGGCTGGCTTCCGGTATGTGCCAAAAATGTATGTATCGGCTTTCAAGGCGGCCCTTAATCGTACAACCTTGAAATTATCGAGTGTTATTAATACCTCGGCCGCCTATTACGGGGCTGACAACAATGCTACTTATGCGGGGTATCCTGCAACCTCTATATCGAGGACAGACTTCCGAACCTACGCACAAAATCGAGGTGCGAACTGGTCGATGCAGAGTTACATGGCGTGGAAAACGGTTTATTGGATGTACGTCATCGAATATGCTAACCGTAACTGTCAGGCTGCGGTAGGTAGTCCTGATGGCTCAGGCTATCAGACAGGGGGATTGGGCAATGGGGTAACCACGTTGACCCATTGGGACGAAAATGGGTATCGCCCGGTTGTACCCTGTGGACAGTCGAATAGTCTTGGTAACTTCAGCGGTGAAGTTGACTGGACAACCACCGTATTGACGAATGACGAGGCAGTTAAGGTTCCTCGTTATAGAGGTATTGAGTCGCCTTTTGGAGATATTTGGGAATGGATGGATGGCATTTCTATTTACCACTCTGTCAGCCCACGGGCCTCTTATTCCTATATCATTGATAACCCTAATTATTTCAGCGATGGTGCCGTGAATCTCGGCAGGGCCAGGGCAGTGATCAGCCTGGCATTGACTTCTGGCTATGTTACGACAATCACTTTTAGCGCGCATGGAGATCCTCTACCTTCTGCTGTTGGCGGAGATGCTACCACTTACTGGTGTGATTACTTCTATACACCTCAGAATGTGGGTACTGCCGGTTGGTATGCTCCGTTCGTGGGTGGTAGTGCGGGTAATGGGGCGTCTGCGGGCTTCGGGTACGTTTACTCGGACTTCGGGGCGTCGGATACGTACGCGAACCTCGGCTCTCGGCTTTGCTTTCTTGGGTCGTAGACCCCGAAGGCGAACAAATTATATAAGATGAATAAACCAGGTTGTGGATATTTTGAGGCTCCGATCGTGAGTGGTAATGCGAATAATGAGGCGAATGCGAGCTTCGGGTACGTTAACTCGAACAACGAGGCGTCGGATACGAACACGAACATCGGCTCTCAGCTATACTGGAAGATATTGATGATATCCAGACCTTACCTCTTGGTAAAAAATAGAATGAAAAGAAACGGTGTTGGTAGCGTAAGCGAAGACTCTGTTGAAGTTCCAGCAATAATGAAGCGACACGGAAATCTATTTGAGAAAATCTGCTCGATTGAAAACCTTAGCCTGGCAGATTGTCGAGCTCGCTTAGGTAAAAAATGCAAGGCTGAAATTCAGTCTTTTGACTTAAATCGTGATCAATTATTACTCAAGCTACAATTATCCCTGATTAACAAAACCTTTAAGACGAGCAATTATCACATTTTTAAGAAGGTTGTCGATAACGGGAAGGAGCGGGAGATCTACCGGTTGCCTTATTATCCAGACCGCATCCTGCATCATGCCATAATGAATGTTGTTGAGCCTATATTTTATAAAACATTCACCACAGACACATACTCTTGCATCAAAGGTCGTGGCATTCACAGCGCGGCTGACAAGGTTAAATTAGCCATTCGCCAACCCGATGCTGAATATGTGCTCAAACTCGATGTAAAGAAGTTTTATCCGTCAGTCGATCATGATGTGCTCAAATCCATTATCCGACGTAAAATCAAGGATAAGGACCTGTTGTGGCTACTGGATGGCATCATTGATTCAGCCAAAGGATTACCCATTGGTAACTACCTGAGCCAGTCATTTGCCAATCTGTTTTTATCAGGCTTTGATCATTGGGTCAAGGAAATTAAGGGGGTACGATACTATTTCAGGTACTGTGATGATGTGGTCATCTTTCACCAGGATAAAGCATTTTTACACTCTCTGCTTATCGAAATCACCGCACATCTCGCAGACCTTAAACTGACCGTGAAAAAGGATTGGAGGGTATTCCCATCTGCAACTGGTGTTGACTTTATTGGATTTGTATTCTATCCTACCCACACACTTATCCGTAAGTCCATCAAAAAGCGGTTTATAAAAGCCCTCATAAGATATAAATCATGCGGAAGCGAGGCTCATTATCGGTCTCTCGCTTCCTATTGGGGATGGTTAAAATACAGTAACAGTTGTAATTTAATCAGAAAGGTGTGCTCATGAGATCCTTTAGCGAATTAGGAATCGAAAATAAGTGCCAGCCGTTTTCCGGAGAAAAAATCAAAATGGCTAAGATTCTCAATGTGCCGATTATCATATTAGCCTATAAAATTGAAGACACTAAATATCCTAAGAATCGCTCTAATAAATGCCTTCATCTGCAAATTGAACTGAATGGGACCAAGCATGTTGTTTTCACAGGGTCTGATATCCTGATCAATACGATTCAACAGGTTCAGCCTGAAGATATGCCATTTACCACCACCATCGTTAAAAATGGAGAGTGCTATAATTTTAACTAAGAACTTATGAAAATAGCGATAGCAGGATTTGGATTTGTCGGGCAGGCGGTGTTTGCCGGAATTATCGAAAAAGATCAGGTGGTGATCTATGACCCACCTAAAGGGTATAATCATCCGGAGAAGTTACTGGATTGCGATATTATCATCTGTTGTCTGCCAACGCCGACCATAAACGGAGAGCAGGATTTTTCTTTTTACCGGGTTTTTCTGGATAACCTGAAAGGATACCAGGGAGTCTTGGTTATCAAGTCAACGGTCCTGATCGAAAACATCCGGCCCTATCTGAAAGAGTTCCGGATCGTGATGAACCCGGAATTTCTAAACCAGAACTCAGCCATCGAGGATTTTATGCACCAGAAAGCCATCATCCTGGGAGGAGACACGAAAGACTGCTATGGGGTAGTTGAAATGTACCGGGATTACTTCGATATTCAGTATGATTCCCTTGAGATTGTGACGCTGGAAGAGGCGATACTCTGCAAGTACGTTCACAATATCTACCATGCTTACAAGGTGCTATTTTGGAATTACGTGCAAGAAGTAACGGGCAACTCCCGTAAATATGCCAAACTCTACAAGCGGATCCGCAAGGATATGGATAATGAGATGAGTCAGATTTGTGCCGACGGGTTGCCGGGGTTTGGCGGGGCCTGTTTCCCTAAAGATACCGCAGCGCAGCACCAACACCATCCGCACCCACTTACCGGCTTTATGATCGAGTATAACAAACAGTTACGGGGAGAATGAAAACCAGTGATAGTGCCATCCAGCTGATTAAGCAGTTTGAGGACTTTTCGGCAACGATGTATTTCGATGCAGCCGGACTTCCGACCATCGGATATGGCACCCTTTTGGACACCAAAGAAGAAGAGTACCTAAAAACGGCTGTGATCTCCCGAGTCGAGGCTGAGCGGTTGATGAAGAAGGATTTACTACCCATTGAAAGAGAGCTTGTTAAACTCATCCGGGTACCCATTAATCAAAACCAATACGACGCATTGGCGTCCTTTTGCTATAACCTCGGAACCGGGGCCCTAAAGATAAGCACCCTGCTGAAAAAACTCAATCAAAACCCCAATGATCCCACCATCCGGTCTGAGTTTCATCGGTGGATATATGCAGACGGGAAGAAAATACCCGGACTCCTCCGGCGCAGGAACCTTGAGGCTGAATTATACTTTAGTTTAACTCCATCCTTTTAGTCTAATACTCAGGAGTATTACTCCCCCTTTCCCTATCCTTTCCCTTCAACTTAGTGGCTGCTTAATAACAGTAACCATTAATAGCTATTACCATGAGTACAGAGAAGGGGTTATTCACCAAGGCTTCGACCGATGCGCTGCTTGCGCTGTTGGCTGATGCCGTTAAGGACCAGAAGCCTGTCGTTAAAGTAGCCGTCAGCATTGGCGGTAAACTGGCCGTGCTGATTGCAGACGACACACTGGCCGAAAAACTGCCGGAGGCACTAAAGGAAAAATCAAGATTATTCTTTGATGCCCTGTTGATCACAAAGGATTACGATACGGCCATTGTGCTGGGTCTGGACATGGTCACCGAGATTTTCGAATTGATCAAGGAGTTGAAAAGCAACCAACCGGCCATTCCCCAGTAAGTGACCCGCAAGCAGTACATATATGAAGTTGAAAAACTCATGAATCGAGTTGTGAGTATTGAACCCGGTGAGAAGCAGACATTTCTTGCCGGGATCAAAACTCTTAATGAAAAATTCTCAAAGAGCTGGTTCGAGCGCAACATGGCGACGATCTGGCAATTCATCATCTACGGATTAACCCTATTCCCAAAACTTCTCAAACTGGTTAAGCGATGAGCGGTATACTAATCAATCTCATTGTCTGGCTCATCACCGTACTGATCGGTGGTGCCCTGATTTATTTCGCAAAGAAATACCTCGACAACCTTTCTCATTGTAACAATCAAAACACAACCAGCATTAACCTGTTGGTCAGCCGGGTTGATGTGTTGGTACAAAAACTAACCGATCAACAGGAACGGAGCGAAGCATCAGAGAAAATTGCCTCTCACCGGCTGGATGCTCATGCCGAAAGTATCTCGGGTCTGAAAACGAAAGTCACCGAACACGATACCCTGATTAAAGAACACGGACGTCGGATTGAACTGGTTGAAAACAAAGCATCATGAACCTAACAGATTCCAATAGCAACCTGGTATTCTACTACGAGATTGAAAAAATCTACAAGCGGGTGGTCAACCGATCCCTGCAACGGGTCCGCGGACTAAAGGATCCCGCCGGCCGGCCATTGTTTGATACGTTGGCCCTCACGGATAGCGAGCGTAACACTTTCGATCATTCGATTGCTCCCAAGTCAGCCGTAAAAGTGTTTCGGTTCCTGCAACCGTTCACTAAAGACGTGGTGAGCGCCTATCAGTACAACGCGGCTGATCCGGATGACAGTACCGGAGGGAGTGGATATATCATTTATACCATTGACCCGCCGACCAACTACGACCCCAATAGCACCGATCCGCTGGATACAACCATTGAATCGGCTCTGGTGAGCGCCATGCTCCGGGAATGGTTTACGATATCCGGTGCTCCGGAGTTTGCCTTTGAGTGTGCTACGGAGTACGATGATCT